CCTGCACTCGATCAACTACAGCGGCTATTTCGACATGGCGGCAATTGTTGACGAAGACGGTACGCCGTGGCCGCTGGAGGCCACTAGCCGGCCCGGCTGGCCCTGCTTCATCATCCAGTGCGCATTACATATTGGCGATCCGGCGCAGTGGATGCTCGATTTGTTGCACGGTGACGACACATTGGAAGTCCTGGACGAAACTGCTGTTGGCGTAGTGGTAACTATCCCTGATTATCCGTTCACGCAGTACACCAAACGCAATTGCACTGGCTACCCGATCTACGAGACGGAACGCCTCGTCACGGAAGACATTCACTTCTGCGAAGTTATGCTAGGTGAGATGCCGGACGAAGAGCACGGCCGTATCGTCTACAAGAAAGGTCCGGTCACATGCGGGGATTACGTGCTTGTGGCGACCGGTACGGACTTCGACATTCAAGGCGCACAGAAGCGCGCCAAGCGGGCGTTAAAGACGGTTGAGATACCGAATTCGCCGGGTTGGCGCGACGATATCGGGGAGAAGCTGGAGCGGGATCTTCCGGTACTGCAAGACCTTGGATACGCACTGGAGTGGCACTACTGATGGCTAACGCAACGTTGTCCCCGCCGCCCGATCCGCGATCGGGATTTGACGGCCCCGCATGGCAAGGCTGGTTCAACACCATCTTCGCGCGGTTCGGCCTGAAAGGCAGTTACACGGTGGCTACTCTTCCCTCAATATCGCCCACGCAACCGGTCGGACCGCCGGTAGGAAGCATCGCATACGCGAGCAACGGGCGCAAGGTGGGGGAAGGTGTAGGAAGCGGAACCGGGGTGCCGGTCTACTACAGCAACGGGGCTTGGAGAGTTTTTAGCACTGACGCCGTGGTGACGGCATGACAAAGGAGAAAATATGCAAGGGGTTATGCTTTTTATGGGCCAGCTAACTAAAGATGAGGCTAAAGCCGCCATGAAAGAGGCACTTAACGAGTGGCTCGACAAGCAGTGGGCGGCGGTCGGCAAATGGACGGTCGGCGGCCTGGCTTCGGCGGCTATCGCAGGGCTGGCGTACGCCTACTCGAAGACGCACGGGTTCCTGATCAAATGACCCCTGAACAGCTGGCGGCGTGCCTTGGGATTCCGGCTGCGCGCGCGCAAACATGGGCCGATCCGCTATCTGCGGCAATGGCTTTATATGCGATCGATTCGCCGGCGCGTCAGGCGGCGTTCGTCGCTCAGGTAGGCCATGAGTCGGGGCGCCTTGTCTATGTGAAGGAACTGTGGGGTCCGACAGCCGCCCAGAAGGGCTACGAAGGGCGCCACGACCTCGGCAATACCGAACCGGGTGACGGGTCGCTGTACCGCGGTCGAGGGCTTATACAGATCACCGGGCGCGCGAACTACGACACTTGCGGGAAAGCGCTGGGTTTGCCGCTTGTCGATCAGCCTGAACTGCTGGAGCAACCCGGCAACGCGGCACTGTCGGCGGCGTGGTTCTGGAGTGCGCACGGTCTGAACGAGCTCGCGGACGCCGGCCAGTTCGAAACCATCACGCGTCGTATCAACGGCGGTCTGAACGGCCTTGCAGAACGTGAAGCGTTCTGGAAAACCGCACAAAACATTCTTGGGGTAGAAAATGGCACTTGATCCGATTACCGCCGGCCTCGATCTGGCGTCTACGATTGTTGGAAAGATCTGGCCGGACAAGTCAGCACAGGAACAACAGCAGCTGGCCGGCGCGCTGGCGATGATCTCCGCGCAAACCGATATCAACAAAGTGGAAGCCGCCAACGAAAGTACCTTTGTATCGGGATGGCGGCCGTTTATCGGCTGGGCGTGCGGCGCGGCTTGCGTGTGGAACTGGATGGGTCTGCCGATCGCCAAGCTCGGGTTGGCCTTGTACGGCCACCCGATCGCGTTAAGCCCGGCGGATCTGTCCGAGATGATGCCCGTACTGCTGGGCATGCTCGGACTTGGCGGTTTGCACTCGTTTGAACGGGTTAAGGGCGTGTCGAAGTAGTCTCCGTTCTAGGCATCCCCAACGCCTGACGCGCGGCATCCCGTACACCGGCCGAGCACTCCATACCCAGATCGTCGAACTGGAGCAGCCGGCGTACGAACGCTGCCAGATCGACGATAGCTTTCGTATCGCTGCGTAGCGGCGCGTATAAGTGTTCTGTGGCTTGCTGTTGCGCGGCCATTTCCTGCATGCGCACGGTTAGGCCACTGCTAAACGTCTTAGCGTCGTGGGACTGTTCCAGTGCGGTTATCCGCTCGTACAACAGCTTAACTACGTCTTCGGCGGCCGCGTGCTTCCTTTCGAGTTGAACGATACGCCTGGACATACGCTCTGCTTCTACCGCAAGTAATTGGACGTTACTCATCACTTCCTCCGTTTCATCGCAGCCATTAAAATGTCTTGAACTGATCTCTTAGACGTAAGCCTTTCCATAACGTCGAAGTCCACCGTGTCATTCGCTAGAATGTAGTGGATGAAAACCAGTCTGTCGTATCCTGATTGGGCTTGCCGGACGGGTCCAATCCGCTCGATCACTTGCAAATGCTCTTCAAGGTTCCAATTGACGGAGAAGAAAACAAGGATATTGCCCCCGTCTTGAAGACTAAGACCATGGCCAGCGCTAGCAGGATGAACGAAAAGAACCGGTATTTTCCCCGCGTTCCAATCTCTAAGAGTTGCAGGGTCGCTACCAAGAACACGGCCGCGAGGAAAAGCGGCAAGCAGGCGAGCCAGATCATGCTTAAAATTATACGCGACAAGAACTGGTGCACCATTGGCCTCTTCGATAATGTCATCAAGCGCCTGGATCTTCGCATCGTGAACCTCCTGCCAGTTGCGTTTGTCATCGGTATAGATCGCGCCCGCAGCTAACTGGAGGCATTTCTGCGTTTTGCTGGCCGCGTTCAGGGCTTCGATCTCCGTCGGTCCCAGATGCCCCTCCAGCTCCAGGAACATCTTCTTTTCCATGTCGCGGTACAGCTTCCGCGCCTTGTGGGGCAGGTCCACTACCACCTTGTTCCTGACCGGCTCGGAGAGATTGAAGTAGTCCTTCGCATCCAGCGATAAGCATACGTCGGAAATAAGCGACTGTATCTCCCCCTGCGCATTCCCTAGGGGTTCCAGTCCGAATCCGTCGTAACCTTTCCTGAACCATCGCTGTGTGAATGAATTGAAAGACTTCCCAAGTCTCTGGCCCCCATCCACGAACCACATCGGGCCCCACAAGTCTTTGAGCCCATTCGGCGCAGGCGTGCCCGTCAATCCTATCCATCGTTCCACCTTCTTATGTGCGACTTCCGCCAATGCCTTGGCGCGCTTCGTGCCCTGGCGTGTGCGGAAGCCTTTGAGTTTGGTTACTTCGTCCGCAACGATCGTTTTGAACGGCCAAGGGCGGGGGTTGTACTTATACCAGTCAATTAGCCAAGGAATATTCTCGTAATTGATTGTGAAGATAGCCGAATCTTCCCTGAGCGCTTGAGCGCGTTGTTCGGCCGTTCCTACGATAGGCGTGACAGGTAGATCAAGTTTCCACTTCTTTACCTCATCAGGCCACGTACTTTGCGCAACGCGTAGCGGCGCCAGTACAAGCGTCGGCGAGGCATCGACCAACGCGAGCGTACTGAGCGCCTGAAGGGTCGATATAGTTTTGCCGAGGCCCATTGGGACAAAGGCATTGCATCTCTCCTTTTCGAGAATGTGATCGATGATCAGCTGCTGGTAGGGGCGGAGTTTCATTAACAAAGATCCTCAGCAGAGGTCGTATCCTTCGAGGATATCGTCATAGCTTTCGATGAAGACTTTCGCGGCTTCAGGGTTGATCGCGTTGCCGTAGGCGCGCAGTCGTCCCACTCTTCCGGGAACCCCATAAGACGGCGCACAAACGTCGCTGACAGTGAGAGAAGAGCTACTTCCTGAATGGTCAGGCCACGGGAAAGGCAGAACACGCGCGCTTGGTCCTCCAGATTTTTGACTTCTCCCGTTTTCCAGCGCGAACCCCCCGCGTCGCCCCGCGCCCGGGGTGTTTGCCAACCAGTAGGCTCTTTCCCTGATGTTCGGGGCGCGGATGCTCGCAGCCGGAAACGGCACGCACCCGAAGGCGTAACCCATTTTTTCCAAGTCAGCGCATACAAGATCGATCCACTCGTCAACAGCCTTTGACGCAACCTGTTCTCCAAAGATGATTGGAGGCTTGCACTGGCCGATGAGACGGCTGAACTCTGGCCAGAGGTGTCTTCCGTCCGCAAATCCAAGACCCGCACCTGCGTCGCTGAAAGGTTGGCACGGCGCACTACCGGTCCAGACAGGTCGATCGTCTGACCATCCGGCGAGTCGCAGTGCGTAACTCCATCCCCCAATTCCGGCAAAGAAATGGCACTGTGTGTATCCGCGAAGGTCGTCTGGTCGAACATCCTCTATGCTCCTTTCGTCAACATCGCCGGGCGCAATATGTCCGGCGGCTATCAGGTTTCTTAACCAAGCTGCCGCATACGAATCAATTTCGTTATAGTAGGCGGTCACGTTCTTCTCCTTCGTGCATCAACCATCGCAAACAGCACTTCTTCGCCCCAATTACCGATTGCGTTGTTGTACCCATGAAGCACGATTCGGATATTTGAATAAAGGTAAGGGCCGGTTGCATTGAGGCGATCAAGACTTGGACTAGCCCAGTGATGCCCCAATCCGAACTGGAACGGCAACCCTGTCGCCTCGCAATAGCCTGCTTCGATACGGCGCTCGATGTCTGGGATATGATCGTCAAGATCGAAATCAATGCCTTTTAGCTTTGCCCGCTTCATCGCCCCGCGAACCAACTCCTTCGCGAGATTCCTTTCTCGATAGCTTTTCGATGCGGTACGGTGCTTCGTTGGGTCAATGCTGCGTCTCTTTTTTGCGGCGTCAGCGGAGCAAGCCTTGCACGAATATTTCTTGCCTCTCGGGCGCGACTTGTCGTTGCTGAAATCAGCCTCAGCCTTGTCAATCCCGCACGCGGCACAACGCAGCCACTGCGCTGCGTACGGCTCAATCTCGTTGTAATAGGCGGGTTTCATTTCGCAGCTACAAACCCGATCAAGCCCGCTGACAGCGCAACGCCAAACAGAACCGCGGTTATCAACATGTCATTTCCTTAATGAAGTTGTCTACGGCTTCGTATGAGTCCAGCACGTAAACCGCGAACCCCAATTTGCGCCACCGGTTATGCTCACGAAGCTGGTCGGGGCGCGCTTTCTCACCAGTCGCCTTGAGCTCGACGAAAGCGAACCGGTTGGTAGCGAAGCCGCACAGACGATCGGGTACGGATCGGCGGCCGGGGCTCACAAACTTGCGTTCCAGACCGCCGGCCAGCTTCACGCGTCCGACGAAATAGGCTTCGACGATGCTTTCTCTCACGTTGCGTACACCACAAGCAGGTACAGGAGCGCGTAAAAAATAAACACAACCGAGAGAACCTTAAACAGATCGCCTATCACTAGCCCCTCCACCCAATCAGCAAACCCA